TAGGGAACAATGAATATATTGTTGCGTCTTTTTCAGGAAATATTTTATATACTGCCATTTTTATTTATTATAAATTTACTACTCTACCTTGAATATCTTGATTTGGATATTTTACTTCAAATACAGAAGGATCAAGTGATGGATAAACTACGTTTGCAATTGTTGCGGCACCTATGTCGTAAGCATATGGAGAATATCCTAAATTTGTTCCTACTAAATTACTTACTGTTATAATTTTTACTGTTTGTACACCTTTTATTTTATCTAAAAGAATATAAAGATCTCTTAAAACAATTGGTTGGTTGATTAACCAATTATCAATTCTAAAATATGTTTTTAAAGCTTCAATACAATCAAATAATACTTGATTACTATTAAATTCTGGGAGTACTATAATATCAAAATTTATTCCAATATTGATAATAAATCCATCCTTAATATTAACAGCATCATTAACCATTCTATATTGAGATAAGTATGTAGTTAAATTTTGTTTTAAAGCGGTGGATGCTGTGTTTAATTGGTTACTTGCGTTATATGACAACACATACAAGTCTAATACGGAGTTAGATTCGCCTGCAGACATTGATTGTGCCTTTGTAGGTTCAATATATGCTTTAGCAATAACTCCATACTTAGCAGGCATTGATAATGATCTTACTAAATAATCATCTTGTGTTACGTTACGTAATTGTGTTGCAAAATTTGCTGAAGTATTTTGTCTAATTTCTTCTATTGAATCTCCATCTCCTCCACCATCAGCTGCAATTGGATTAGTAACAGCTAAAGAAGCAAATATTGTATTTGCGGTTACAGAATTTAAATTTGAATTTAAAAATTGAATATTACCTATTAAAGTTGTTAAATCATTTGCTTGAACATTAGCATTAACACCACCTCCAGTTAAATATCTTACTGTTAATTCTGTTAATGATGGTGCAATACCATATGTTTTTGTAAATATAAAATTTGAAGGAGCATATGCTGTAGTTAATTTATATTTTTCAAACGGCAAACCTAAACCTACGTTATCGGAGTTAGGAGTAATTTCTTCATCTGTATCTGTTGCTGTTCCTGCTCCAAACTGGATTTGTAATGAACCTGAATCTAAGAAACGTGTTATAAACCTTCTTTGAACTTGTTTAAGTTTTAAAAGATATGGTGTATCTCCTTGATATTGTGATAAATTAGGGTCGTTTGGATTAGTATTTTTTATAGAATCATAAACAGCATCTTGCGCTAAATAATCTACTTCATACCACTCATTACCATTAGTATCAAAAACATCTAATATACCTACTATATTTTCTGCGTTAATAGTAACTGTTGAAAACTGTTCAGGAGCACCAAAGGCAAATGTAGTAGTATTAATATTTGATGATATTGAATTTCTTGTCTTTTTTAATAAATAATAAGTTGGATTACCTCCAGCTGTTGAAAAAATTGAAATATCAGTTGGGTCTCCTGAACTAGATACTGAAAAATCAATTGGGTCTTCTATTAAAAATGAAATATTAGGATTAGTAACAGATTTTATTTGCGCATTTTGATTAATAAAAAGTGTATAGTCAAAATCAGGAATATATGTTGAACCAGATAATTTAGCTGGTACTTGTTGGTAAAATGTAATAGGTGCTGAAGCAACTTGAGTTACATTTGGTTTATAACCAAACATATAAGCTAATTCATATAAATTATTTGTTTGGCGAGCATATTGTACATATGTTTCTTGAATTTGATTATCAAGATAAAATGATAAAACATCACCTACATAAGCCGCCATCTCCATAAACATCATTCCTGGGGATGCAGGTGTAAAATCATTATAAGTTGTAGGGAAATAAGTTTTAGCATAGTCTACTAAACTAGCTCTTAACTCGCTAAAATCTCTATTAATATATTGTATATTTTTTCTTTTAGTTGCCATTATATAAATGTTATTTCTAAGGTATCAGTAAAACCTGTATCGACTATATTATATTTTAATACTATATTTATTTGATTAATATCAGGTTGTGAATCTATATTTAAACTTTCAACAATAACACTTGGAAAATATAAATTTAATTGGGATTGTATATCTTCTTTTAATGAATCTAAATTACCCGTATTAATTTGTTGGAAAATAAATGCCCTTAAATTACCACCAAATGTTGGATTTAAGTATACTTCATTTTTATTTGTTAAAAAAAAGTTAATTAGATTATTTTTAATAGCTTCTTTAGTAGTATAAGTTATTTTAAATACACCAGGAGCATTAAAAGGAATAGCTACACCAACACCTGTTCCAGGTTTGGTATCAATAGGATATATCTTTTTTGCTCCGAATGCCATTATTTATTCATTAACCCCATTATCATATCTAATCCTACTTCTCCAGCAGGTAATGTTCCATTAACATTATCTACAGGTCCTGTAGGGTTAAATTGACCAGCATATGCTGTTGTTGCTGGGTTATTATTTTGCATGTCTTCTAATAAACCTCCAAACATAGCACGTCTTTCGGCAGCGTTAAGTTGTTTAGGTTGTTCAAGGTGTGGTTGTGCGTAAGTATCTTTTACTGATTCCTGTACAACCGTTCTAGGAGCACGTACTGCTTCCAATAGGATATCTTTTAATTCCTCTTGAATAGCTTCTTTTACGGCTTCCTTAATAATTTTTTTAAAGTCTGATGGTTTCATTGTTTATAAATATTAAAATTAGTAAGCTTTTAAATTATCTCTGTCAATTATTAGTTTTAGTTCATTAATTAATGTTTGTTCATCAGTTGTAAATGATAATTCGGTCTGAATTAATACAATTCCTGATTGATTTTTACCAACGGCACGTCTACGATCTACAGTAGGTGTATAAGGAACTATTTCTATTTCAATAATAAAACCTTGATATGTAGTTAGATTTTGAGTATTATCTGCTTGTAATTGAGCATCCGCTATATCTTGAACTTCTTTAGAAATAGGGAGAAGTGAATTCATATTATTAGGATCACATTTTTCTAAAAATGCATCTATTGATTTTAATAACGCTATTGCTACTAATATAAAACCACCTATAATAGAAGCAACTAAAGCAGCTCCACCTATAATTGAGGTTAATTTTTGTAATCTTGAGTTACCTGTAGTTGGGTCTATAAGAGCTGCTGTTTTAGCATTAGTTAAAGTAGCTAAAAGACCAGGTAAAGCTGGTGCAAGTACAGGAAAAGATACTGCTGCTATTTTAGCTGCAATTTTTGCTAAATCTATTCCTTTAATAAATCCTTGTAATAAATTTAAAAATGTAGAAACACCAGTTAATGATATTGTAATAACATTTAATACTCTACCTATTTTATTTAATTGACCAACTATTAAATCTCTTTGTTGTCTAATTTTTGCTAATGTAGCAGCATCCGGACAAACATCCATATCTAAAAACTTTTTTATATAAGTATCTATTAGATTTTTTAATGCTGGATTAATTATTTTTTTAACTTGATTGCCTATTACTAATAATAATAAAGGTAATTTAGCAATACCCATTGCTTTTAAATCAGATGGGGTAGCATTTTCAATTTGATTTACATCGATATTTTCAGCATCTTGTTGATCTAATATAAGTTGATCATCAGCAGCTTGCTGTAATCTTTCTTGTTCTTGTTCTTCAGGAGTAATTGTTGCCATTATATGGTAAAATTAGATGTTGACTTTAACTTTTCAAGATTACCCTGAATTATTTTTAGCTGAGATGATAATTGATTTGCAGCTAAATTTAATGGAACAATTGGTGTTCCGGGAGCTGTTGAAACTACAGTAGAACAAATTTGTAAAAATGCATTTAAATTATTAATTAAATTATTTAAAGTAGCAATTGTTTTATTTCCTAATAATAATGGTTCTGTTGCATTTTTAGAACCTAAATATAATTTTCCTGATTGTAATGTAACTGTAGGAGCATCAATATTAACACTTTCAACAGCATTTAAATTAACTGATTTTTTGGAACTTAATAAAATATGATCTACAGTTGAATTAAATACTAAACGACCTGAGTTAATAATAATTTGCTTTCCAGCATATTGATCAGGGGTTTGTGGTGGATTACTTTTATAACTAAAATAAGAAGTACTTGATGCTTTTAAAGGTATCTTTTGAGTACTTGTTTGATAGATAGAAGAATCATCATTATTAATATCTTCTACTGTTGGTATCCAACCTTCTTCGGTTTGAACACCTTGACCATTTCGAAGAATCATAATAGGATCACCATTTGAACCTGTTGTAGACCAATTATTAGGTGTATTTTTAACAGTTGAACCAACTCTAATACTATTACCCCATCTACCTTCATAAAGTATATCACCTTCAAAAGGCAATAAGGGATGAATATTAGAACGTTCTTTAAATGTTTTACCTAAAAATATTTCTGTTGATTGATCTGTTATTCTTCTAACGTTACCTGTTGCTGTTTGAGCATAATCTTTTTGTTGTGTTGGAGGTAAATTATTAGGAGATGTTGGGAAGGCATTATGATGTGGGTGATTCCAAAGAGAAACAGTA